TTATCAAGGCGCTGCTTGAGAACATTCCAAGCATTATCGACACCGGCCTGACGCTGGTTGAAAATCTCTTGAACGGGATCACCGAAGGCGGCGCAGAAGGTGCTTTTAAGACAATCGGGGAAGTTGTCGGAAAACTGCTTGACGTTCTGGCAGATCATTTTCCGAAGCTTGTAGCTGCTGGTATTGAGGCGTGCGTCAATATTTTTGATGGATTCATAGAAGCATTGACCGGACATTCTACTGCGGAATTGTGGCAAGCTTTTACTAAATTCATCGGGCAGATAGGCGAGAAGTTCAAACAGCTTATAACTGACGCAATGCAATGGGGAAAAGATTTTATTGCATCGCTTAAAGATGGGGTGACGGATTCAACCACTGAATTATTGGAATCCGTTTCTGAATTTCTCGGGCAGATTGGCGAAAAGCTGGATCAACTTGTTTCTGACGGTTTGCAATGGGGGAAAGACTTTATTGCAAAAATTAAAGATGGAATTACGGAGACGATGGCTGACCTTGTGCAAACTGGTAGTGACATTGTAGAGAACGTAAAAACAGGCTTTATGAATGCTGTAGAGGGCGCTTTTAGTTGGGGCTGGGATTTAATAAATAATTTCATCGAAGGAATTAAAAACGGCTGGAATGACCTAAAAGGAACGTTAGGCGAATTTGCGCAGAAAATCGCCGACTGGATAGGTTTTTCAGAGCCAAAAGAGGGACCTCTTTCAAATTTCCATACTTTTGCCCCAGACATGATGGCACTATACGCAAGCGGAATTAAGAACAGTAAAAAGCTTGTACTTGAACAGCTCGGCAAACTCGCCATAGATGCAAAGGAAACTTTGACAACTGATGTTATAGCGCCGGATTTCAGCAGTGTCGGCCTTGCGCGGGCCGTCAGCTATGACATGAGCAATTCCCGCACGGCGTACAACGTCGGCGGCGCGGTCTACAATATCAGCGTGAATGGAATTGAAGAATTGCAGGACGTTTTGAACTGGTATAATAGCCGTGAGATTGTAAGGAGGATGGCATAATATGGCAAATTCGACAATTACAAAATTGCCAGGAAGATATGCGATTTATCCGGAATGGGAGATTTATAGCGGCGAATTTCTCACAATTGAATCATATTGGGATATATCCTTTGAAGTAGATTTACCGGCACAATTTAGTGTTTCAAGGTTTGATGTATCTGCCAACTTAAAGCAACCCGGTTCAAGCGTGACTTGGCGATGCAGGCTATATAGCGATATTGACCGCACAATAGTTATACAGGAAAAAACATATACACAATCCACTGCGTCTGCGACACATAGTTTTAGTTTTACAGGGCTTTCTTTAAACGTAGACGCCGTATATTTTAATATTGACATAATAGATTCTGATTTAACATCAGGTTACCAAGTTAAAATTGATTCTACAAGCACAACAATTGATATTCCGTCTTTATCAGTCGGCGCAACGCCCGCAAGCCTATATACAGGTGAAAACGTTACACTTACCTTCACAAATCGTATTAGTCAGGATTTAACAGTACAATTACTTTACAACAATACGCCGATTTATACCACGACCGCGACAACCGATACAAAGGTTATAACGTGTGATAGCAATTTATTCACAACGGCTGGTGTAACAGGCAATAGTATGAGCATAAAGGCTCGCGCTTTTGACCAGCTCGGCAGAACGTCAAATGATGCTACATTTACACTCAATAAACCGGCCGGAGGCTCTGTTTCTTTAATCGCGCCAAAAAATACAACTGCAAGCGGCGATAATACAATAGCATTTTCGTGGTCGTATTCTGGTGATGGTACACTGACAACAACAGAATTGCAATGGTCAACAGATAATGCGACGTGGCAAGCACTTACAACGGTTACAGGAGGAAACACAGGCTGGCCAGCGCCAGCATATAAATTTCCCTCAGGTACTATATATTGGCGTGCAAGAGCAACAAACAGCTACGGAAAAACCGGCAATTATAGCAGTGGCGCAAGTTTTACCGTATCTTTTCCGGCTCTTTCTATAGGCGTGACCCCCGCGAGCCTCTTTGCCGGTAATTCCGTTTTGCTTTCATTTACAAACAGGCTCAACCAGAGTTTGACGGTTAAATTCCTATATAATACAACGCTTCTTTATACAACAACCGCAAATTCTGATACATTAAATGTGGCCTGCCCTGAATCGTGGTTTACAACTGCCGGGATACAGGGCAACAGCATGAATGTAAAAGTCATAGCAAGCGATTCTTTAGGCCGCACGTCAAGCGATGTTTCATTCTCCCTGCAACGCCCGACAAGCGGCACAGTCACAACGATTGCGCCGAAAAACATAAGCAAAGACGGAGCAGGAGAGATCCCTTTTTCATGGTCATATTCCGGCGACGGAACATTGACAAAGACAGAGCTGCAATGGTCAACGGATAATGCGACGTGGCAAGCGCTGAGAACAATCAATAATAGCGGTACAACGTGGAAAGCGCCCGCTATTAAATTCCCATCTGGTACAATTTATTGGCGCGCCAGTTGTACAAACAGTTATGGAAAAACGAGCGAATACCCAGCAAGCGGAACGAGCTTCACGGTTTACTATGACGCTGTTTCACAAGTAGTCCCGACCGGAAGCCCTACAAGCGGTATTATCAACGCGGCAAATAACCGCCAATTTTCCGCAACTCTGGAAGCAAGCGGCCCTGTTTATTCACCGTTTACGGTGAATTCCGCTACATTCTATTGGCGTTCCGGCCAATCCGGAGACTTTACGCCTGTCGCCATGACTCCGAACGGGCAGACCGCAAGTGTCACAATTGCGGGAGGTACGTTCCCGAGCGGCATTATACAATGGTACGCAGAAGCTACAGACAATACCGGCAGGACAACTGAAACAAGTGTATTTACTCTTACAGCTCTAAACGCAGAAATTGAAGCAACTCCGATTTCTCCGGTTAATACGGTAGAAAGCGGAAGCGGGCCTATTACTTTCCGTTGGAGTTATGGAAGCATCGATGGAACGCCGCAAAGCGCGGCTGACCTCCGCTTTTCAACAGACGATGAAACGTGGGGAAGCCCGCTGCATATTGTCGGTAGCGATGCCTTTTATACTGCGCCCGCTGGAACAATTTCCGGCGGCACTGTTTATTGGCAAGTCCGTGCGTATAACGGCTCTGGTAATGACGGCCCGTGGTCGGCAAGTGCAAGCTTTATTTGCTATGCCGCGCCGATTATAACAAGCGTGTCAGGCAATAACGCGCCGTTTTGCACCGTGTCATGGCAAGTAGAAGATCAGGTTACATATAAAGTTGAGATTGACGGTAAACTTTACGGCCCGTATTTTGGGGAGGACGCGCGAAGCTTTGTTGCAAAAGAGCCGCTTTCTGATGGCTTGCATACAGTTCGCGTTGCCGCTCAAAATGAATACGGCCTATGGTCGGAATGGGCCTCCGCTCAAATATTCGTCAGCAATCAAAGCAGCGGGAGCGTTGCAATTTCCGTTGACGCTGGCACGGGCGCAAATACAATTGAAATCACCGCGTCAACACATACCGGCGTTTTTCTCATTTACCGAAACGGAAAATTGATAGCAAAAACCACAGCAAGCGTGTTTGTTGATCGCACTTTCACCGGCACGGCGGAATATTACTGCATCCAGACGCTTTCTGGCGGTAATTACAGAAAAAGCAACACCGTTGCAATCAACAATACCGTTGACTGCCCGATAATCGCGCTATTGGGAGGCGGCGAATTTATCCCTCTTGGCCTGTCGGACAATTCCGAACAAGAAATCACAATCACACGTCGGCGGCAGACGGTCAAGACGTATTATTCCGGAGCGAAATATCCGGCGGTCGAATCTGGCGAACAGCAGGAACTTTCCACAAGTTTCGGAACATTCTGGATTGATTGTAACGCGGAAGGCGCTGACGCACTGGAAGCGCTTTTAGGTTTTCCGGTTATTTTGAAGCTCCCTTATGGTCATGTCATCATCGGCGTTCTTGACACTCTTCCCGGCGTTGATTCATCGTGGCGGCGGGCGTACACAATCAGCGTTGAGCAAATGGAATGGAGTGATTTTATAGATGTTTCGTAAAATCGCTTTCAAATATTGTTTACTCAGAAACGGTGCTTTTTATGCGCTGTTAAAAGCGGACATGAGCAAAACACCGACAATACGCATGGATGATTCCGGGGAAATTAAAACGTCCTTTTCCGGGACGTTTTCCCCGGAAGCCGTTGACGTAGACGGGAACATGATGGCTATAGACTGGCTGACTGATGAGATTCAGCCGGTTATGGTAATTGATGGCGTAGATTATCCGCTCGGTGTGTTCATGACGGCAAAGCCAAAGCTAACGCAAAAGATGAATACAAGCCGCGTTGATGTGCAGTGCTTTGATCGCGGATGGCGTGTGCGTGATACACGCAGCGCCACGCTTCTTTATTGGCCTTCCGGCACTTTGTATCTTGACGCCATAAAACAGCTTTTGGCAGCGGCTGGGATTAAAACGGTATTTTCCACGCCGACAGACGCGACGTTTTCGGAAGCGCGTGAAGACTGGAAGATCGGCGAATCCTATTTGACCGTTATCAATGATCTTTTGCGGGAGATCAACTATAAGCCGCTCTGGTTTGACGCAACCGGGGCGGCTGTCCTTGAGCCTGTTAGCGTTCCGACAGCTGGAAACATCAAACAGATTTTCGACAGCAAGGACCCTGCCACGATGGTAACACCGGAACTTTCACGCGAATCAGATTATTATGAAGCGCCGAATGTGTTCATTGTCTGTTGTGCAAATCCAGACAAGAACGGGAACATGGTTGCCGTGGCAAAAAATGAAAATCCACAAAGCCCGCTTTCTGTACAGCGACGTGGGCGGGAAATTGTTTCCGTCCAGAACGTGAACAATATAGCATCGCAAACGGCTTTACAAGCGCATGCGGACTGGCTGAGAAATAAGTCATTAATGACAGGAGAAAAGTTGACAATTACAACCGGCTTGCGGCACGGTTTCGGGGTGGCTGAGACTGTCGGCGTTGTCTACGATGACTTGACGGCAATAGGGCTTGAACATAAATATTCTATGGAACTTCAAGTAGGCGGGCGAATGACGCATACGATCGAAAGGGTGATTTATAACCTTGAATGATGATGTTTTTATTGCTTATGTTCAATCCGCCAGCGCAAGCGGCGCGGCGCTGGTTCTTCCCGGTATGACTACAGCAACACAAAAGCTGTATCAAATGCTTTCCGGCGTGTCCGTCGCTGCCGGTGATCGCGTTTTGTGTATGCGCGTTTCCGGTACAATTATTATAACAGGCAAATTGTAATAGGGAAGGAGGGAAGCTATGCAGATTATAGCAGAAGCAGACGGGCGCAACCTAAATACAAGCACAGGCGGGCAACCGGTAACATCCGGAAGCGTTGGTATTGATGCTGTTTTTTCATTGTCTTCTGATTATGACGGGTTGGCGGTATTTGCCGTTTTTCGCTGCGGGGAAAAAAGCATTGATGTTGCGCTTGATGATTCTTTGCGTTGCGTCGTTCCGTGGGAAGTCCTGCAAGTTGCCGGATACCCGTTATATATGGGCGTTGTTGGTAAAGACGGAAATGGCGATATTGTAATCCCTACAGTATGGGCGCATGCCGCTTGCATTGAGCAGGGCGCGGTTGTTTCCGGCATTGATCCGTCAGACCCCACGCCGGATATAGCGGCGCAGATTTTACAGCTTGCACAGCAAACAGCAGCGCGGGCCGAAACAGCAGAATCGGAAGCGGAAGCGGCACGGGATGCAATTATTAATATGGGCGTAGAAGCCCATGAAGACCCGCAAGGCGCGAGTGTAACGAAACATGTTGACCCTGTTACAGGGACAATAACGCTTGATTTTGGCATTCCGTCGCCGCCCGTCACAAGCGTTAACAACAAAACGGGCGCGGTTATGCTTAACCTTGATAATATTCCGAACGGTGAAACATACGCCCGCGCAACGCCCGAACAGCTTGAAAAAATTGTTGAAATAACAGACGCGCAAATTGATGCGTTGTTTGAATGAAAGGAGATTAAACAATGGCATTTCTCGATTATCCCGGATTGCAGCGTTTCAAGAACTGGATGGACAACACCTACATGAAAATCACGGCTGGAAACTGGCTGCAAATCCAGCGTGATATTCGCCTCGGTTATGGTCCTACGCTTTACCCTATCGGCTCACAGCTCACATTACAGCATGAAGACTATGGCGATATTTTGCTTGATGTTGTGGCGCATGACGTTGTAAAAAAATACGGCGATGCAAGTGCGCATACAATGACGTTAATGACCCATGCCTGTTTGCAAAATCTGCAATTTGACGCGCCCGAAGCTTTTTATTTCTGCGAGTCAGAACTTGCAGCCGGAACTTATAACATTACCGCAAATTCTGATTTTAGTTCCTGGACGGCTGGAACATATCAGTTTACCTTAACGCAAGCTGTCCCCGCTGGCGGTCAACTTTGCATTAACGGAAACTATTCCACGGCGCTCACATCTCTAAAAGTTGTTAGTTACGCAAGCCGCACGACAACAACCGCGCTTGAAACTGTTGATATTTCCGCAGGAAGCGGCAGCACTTCACTTGGCGCTTTCACTGTTGAATTGAACCATCCGCAGCGGATTTCCTACGGCTCCAACAACTATAAAGAATCCGCCGCGCGGCAGATGATTAACAGCGATGCCGCCGCTGGCTCTGTATGGACCCCGCAGACTGAATTTGACCGCCCGCCTTCTTGGCTTACTACACAGAAAGGTTTCTTGAACGGTTGCCCCGCTGATTTCCTTTCTACGCTTGGCACGGCAGTAGTTAAATGCTCCGCAAATAATACTTATGAAGCGCCTGACAGCACCGTTACCAAAAATACAGCTTATGAACTTAATGACAAAATCTTTCTTGCAAGCCGCGTTGAAGTTGGATTTGGTGCCGGTGATGTTGCCGACGGCTCTACATTGTTCCAGTATTATGATGGCGCTACAAACGACGATCGCATAAAAATGCTTGGCAACGCCGCAAGATACTGGTGGCTTCGGACCCCGTACTCCGGTATTGCCCACAGTGTGCGCTATGTGTATACTGACGGGAGCTTGGACTACTACTACGCCAGCAATGACTACGGCCTCGTCCCCGCTTGTATAATCGCATAATCATTCAATCTGCCCCGTTAGGGGCAGATCAAAGAAAGGCAAAGGAAAAATGAGCGTCAGAAAAGGAGAAAGAGGCGAAACAAAGCTTGAAGTGTTAGACTGGTGCAGGATTCTATCCTCCTATACCGTTCAAGCTTGCCGGAATGAAAAAATCTTTCCTAAATCCTCACGCTGGATAATGGCAAAGCCGATTATTGACGAATGTATATCTGCTATGACATGTATCCGCAGAGCAAACGCCGCAGATTTATATGAACAGGCAGAATATAGACGCAATCAGCAATCACAGGCTTATTGTCATCTTGAGGCTTTGCTTTCGCTCATTAACCTTGCTTATGATTCGTTCAGTATAGACGGAGGAAAAATAGAAACATGGACATGCCATGTTATACATACAGAGAACACCCTCCGCGCTTGGATGAAATCTGACAAACAAAGACAAAATAATAAATCAGGGTAACGACTATTCATTCCTTTTCCCGATGGTTCTCTGGTGGCTTCGGACCCCGAACTCCGGTAATGCCAACAATGTGCGCAATGTGAATACTGACGGGAGCTTGAACAACAACAACGCCAACAATGACAACGGCCTCGTCCCCGATTGTGAGATTGCCAGATTCAAGTAGCCGAAAGGCCAAAGCCGTGCGCTCACACAAGGAGTTGTTATCCTGACTCCGAAAGGAGTGAAAAGATCAAAGACGCAAGCACCTTGCGGGGTGGCCTTGCTATCAGCTTTGATAAATCCGTGACGGAAAACTATTATAATGATGCAATATCATTCAATAACCTGTATAAGGGTTTAAAAAAGTGCTGCCGCAATGTACGGTGGAAAGATAGTGTTATAGGCTATGAGTCTAACGCGCTTAAAAACACATACAAGCTCAGGCAGGACCTATTAAACGGCAAATATAAAATAAGCCCTTATCAGGTATTTACAATTTACGAACCGAAAAAACGCGAGATTGTAGCTACAAGGATAAAAGACAGACAATTTCAAAGAGCTTTATGTGATAACGGTTTTACGCGAGATATGACAGAGCATTTTATTTCTGATAATCCTGCATGTCAAAAAGGAAAGGGGACAGATTACACATTAAACCGTATGACCACGCACTTGCGGCGCTATTACAACGAATATGGGCGCGATGGCTGGGTGTTGAAGTGCGATATACACAAATTTTTCCCATCAACGCCACACGATGTAGCAAAAGAAGCCGTTAAGAAGCGCGTGAAAGATGAAAAAGCAAAACAAGCTATTTTTAATGTAATTGATAGTTTTGAGTGCGGCCTTGGCCTCGGCTCCCAGATTTCGCAGCTTGTGGAGCTTTCCGTGCTTGATAGTCTGGACCATTTCATAAAAGAACGCTTGCACATAAAGCATTATCTCCGGTATATGGATGATTTTATTCTTGTGCATCCAGATCGCGAATATCTCAAGTATTGCCGGGAGGAAATAGAAAAACGCCTTAATGCAACAGGATTGCAGTTGAACAATAAAACCAAAATTTATCCATTGCGTCAAGGCGTTCAGCTTATGAAATGGCGCTTTATTATAACTGAAACCGGAAAAATAAAACGTTTTATAAGCAAGAAAAAACTCGGTAGACAGCGGCGCAAAATAAAAAGGATTATTGAAAAAGAAGCGCGTGGCGAATTGCGCAATGGGACGGCACTTGAAAGCGCAAAAAGCTGGTGCGCCAATGCAAAACGCGGCGATACGTATTTCCAGCGAAAACGCATGTTACAATATTACTATCAAATGAAAGGAAGATCAAACTATGAACATGATAACCGAAGCCCTGAGACTTGCCCGCAGCGAAGCAAAAGCACTTGCGGCGAGATTGCAGACCGAAGACACGAAAGCAATCACTGACTATAATATCATGATGGGTAATATTGAAGACCCGTCAGAATTAGAGGAGGAGGAATAAAACATGGAACATTCCCCGAAGTTTGAGCTTGTCAAGGGCTATTATGATTCCGGCAAATGGAGCAAAAAGGCCGTAAAAAATGCCGTTGTAAAAGGCTGGATTACTGCCGATGAATATGAAGAAATCACCGGCGAAGTTTACGCTTAATGGATAAACGGGTTGTTATAAATAGCCCGGATGATGACGAAAAAGATTTATCCGGGTTATTGACGGAGGATTAAAAAACTTACATGCGTGAATATTTGGTATTACATTGCAGCAGAGTTTAAAGCGCTTGGATTGCGGTGTGTGGCGTTCGGCCCTGAGTTTTGGCTTTGCGTAACAGCGTTAGCAGGTGCTGCTATTGTAGCCGTATTGGTTGCGGTTATGATTTTTAAGGAGAACAAATGAGCAACAAAACTATATATAACGCGCTTGTCGCTGCCGGCCTGACGCAAGAGGGCGCGTGTGGCTTGATGGGTAACATGATGGCAGAAAGTACCATGAAAAGCAACATTGCACAGCGTGGGATGACAAGTATGACCGATGAACAATATACCGCAGCGGCAGATAACGGTATGATTGACTTTGCATCCGATTCAGTTGGCTATGGTCTATGTCAGTGGACAAGTTCTGACCGCAAGGCAAAACTGTTAGCATTTGCAAAAAATCGCGGCGTGTCAGTCGGTGATGAAGCTATGCAAATACAATTCTGCCTTTTGGAGATGATGCAATCCCCATATCAGAGTGTGGCGATGACTCTACGCAGTTCACACGACATTGACGAATGCGCGGACAGAGTGTGCGACAAGTATGAGCGCCCAGCAAATAACAATTATCAGGCGCGTCGGCAATATGCGAGACAGTTTTTTAATGAGTTTGCGGGGAGCGGTGCGCTTTCGCAAGAACATGTGGAGCTGATCGGTACAGGCGATAATGCCTGTTTCAATGACGGCGGCGCAAATGTTGGTATTTCCGCCCTTGTTATCATACTACAAATGTTCATGCGCGACGCTGGTTATTGGAACAACGTAACGGGTGATAGAAGCCCTGAGTTTTTTGCAGCGCTTCGGATATTCATTGACGATTTAGAGAAGTTGGGCGGGTGATTCCGATGCAGAACTTTGATAAATGGCTGGCGTTGATAACGGTCTGCATTCCATTGCTTGTGCAGCTTGTGACCGTCATCCCGTCTATTGTCAGCAACCGAAAGAAGACAGAGGCAAATATCAAAGACACGGAAAGCAAGCTTTCAAAGGAAATCAATTCGACAAAGGCCGAGATTGAAAGTGTCCAGAAAGATTTTAATAACCATGTTGACGAATATCAGGCAAGCAAAGCAAAACAGGCGCGGTATAGAATCATCCGCTTTTATGATGAGGTATGCGATAATGTAGACCACTCTGAAAGCCATTGGGAAGATATTCTCGACGAAATCGATTTTTATGAAACCTATTGCGAAACTCACAAGGAATTCAAAAACAATCGCGGCGGGATCGCCATGGAATACTTGAAAGAGACATACAAGCGCATAAAAGCAAAGGGCGCTTTCTTGACACATAAGGAGGAATAGGGTGGACATTCTAAACAACTATTTTAATCAATTTCTGCTGGTTATCTTTCTTGCCGTGGCCGCTTTTCTCGGCGTTCAGGTTCGGACACTGTACTGCAAATATGTAACGACTGAAATCAAGCAAAACGTGTGCAAGACGGTCGTGCGCTTTGTGGAGCAGGTCTATAAAGACATTCACGGCCCTGAAAAGCTGCGCGAGGCAGTAAAGAAAGCTTCTGAAATGCTTGACGGCTACGGGATCAAGATAAGCGAGGATGAGCTTATAACCATGATCGAAGCCGCCGTGAACGAATTCAACAACGCCTTTAATAAAGGATAGCTATTACAGAGCCGTTACAGATTAAAACGCTGAAAGCGTTGAAAATCAAGGCGTAAAATTGTATGGGGTTCAAGAGGCCGGAAGTTCGAATCTTCTCACTCGGACCAGACAAAAAGCCGGAAACCGTTGAAAAATCAATGGTTTCCGGCTTTTTCTTTTTCTCTCATGCTTTCGCAAAATCGAGTAGTGACGAATAAAAACGGGTGCTATTACATAGTTTATTACATAGTCAAATCGCGTCCGTTATCCGCCGAAGGTCCTGCAAATCCACATCTTGATAGTAGCGCAGCATTTCGGCGGTTGCGTGGCCTATCAGCTCCTGCTTATCCTTGTCGGCACCGTCTACGCGCTTCATGAGTGTTGCGAAGGTATGACGGCAAGTGTGCGGGGTGATCCGGTGGCGCTTTACGCCGCCCGCAATTTCAACAATCGGGTTTTCAATGCCGATTGCCTCAAGAGCAGGATAAAAAGCCTTTTCTGTAAACTCCTGCAATTTCCACGCGCTGCCGGACGGGTTAGGGAATAACGGCCCGCCTTGCGCCGCTGCTTGCGCTATAAGCGCTTTTATCTTCGGGGAGAGTGTAACAACACGGTTTTTCCCTGCGTCCGTTTTAGCGCCGCCTGTGAGCGTTTGACGCTGTGCGTCATAGTCGGATGATTGCAGAGCGAGAAACTCGGCGGGGCGGAATCCTGTATAGATCATGCAGTAAATCGTTTCTGCGTTTGGGACCGTTCCGCATGCTTTACGGATTTTTGCAATCTCAATCTCTGTAAAGCTTTCCCGGTGCGCGGCTTCCTCGCCCTCGGCTACAAGAAACTGCGCGAGGTTGCGGTCCTTCGGGATGCAGTCGCGCGGGATACCGTACTTGTAGACAAGGCCACAGACGGCTTTCATGTTCACGCGGGTGCGCTTTCCGCGCGGGCAATCGTCAAGGCATTCTTGCAGATCGTCAATGTCAATATCTTCAATCCGCATGTACCAGACCGGCGAAAAATATTTGAAAGCCGCTGTATAACACCCGATTGTCGATTCTCCGGCCCGGTGCGTTGGGAGCCACTTGTCATAAAGTTCCTTGAAGGTGATGCTTTTCTTTTCCTGCTTCTTCGGGTCAGCCAGCAGAGCCGGGACGGCTGCAAGCGCGTCTTTCTTCTTCTCAAATACTTTTGAGCGCGTTCTCCGGTGCCGCTTGCCGTCCGCGTCGGTGTAGTAACCGAGCGTCACGGTTGTCATGTATTTCCCGGATGACAGTGTTTTGATCGTTCCTTGCCCGTTTCCCCTGCGCTTCGGCGCATGTTTGACTACGACGGCCCGCCCGCACATCGGGCAATAGTTCGCGCCCGGCGGCAGGACAAAGCCGCATTTTTTACAGTTTGTCATTCTTTTGGTCCTTCTTCCCTTCTTGCGTTTGATGTACTAAATTTTAATATACGATGAAATCCGCAAAAAGGCAAGAGGAAGCCCCGGCTATTTTCAACCGGGGCTTTTTTTATTTGCCGAGCGTGTCAGCGATTAGCTCCATCATCTTTACTCGTGTTTCGTAGTCTTCTGTACTTGTGAGCTTGTTCTTGATCGGCTCCGGCAGCGCCAGCACGGAGAGCGGCCCGCCGATTCTTGCGATTGCTCGGTCCATTCTTGCGATCAGTGTTTTATCCATTGCGTTCGTCTCCTTATTTAATAATCATATAACCGTACTGCTTGACCGTGCGCTGTAGCGCGTCAAAGCCGTGTATAAACGTTTTTTCTTGCGGATGTCAAATAATACCGCCTCGCCGCCCTCTATGCGTACAAGCCTGAGCAATTGCCCGCAAAGGCTGAAATCCTCGCCTAGTCTGACTTCAATATATTTCACTTGCGTTCCCTCCTTGCCCGCGTACAATGCAAACGGGCGGGCGTTTGTCTTAAATTGCTTCTGCAAATCCCTCAGATATAAGCTCTTGTGCCATGTCCAAGCCGACCTTTATGACCTTACCGCTTTTCTTTACCCGGATTTCCGTTTTCGGCTCAAGCTCATGCGCCTCCCATGCGTTCATTATGTCAACAAGGCCGTTTGCAAGGTCAATCAGATAAAACTTGGAATCTTTCGTGCATTTGCTATAGTCGCGCATGTTGCGGGTTATCTCTGCAACTGTCATCTTGACATTGGGCCACGGCGTAACCGTTCTATCCTGCCATCCATAGCGTTCAACCATGCTGTCCATTTCGTCCGCCAGCGTTTCAACGTCCTGCGTCGTTACTCTGATGTAAGTATATCCGCTCTTGAGCTTTTCCATTGTTTTTTCCTTTCTCCCGGTGTATTGCCCCGCCGGGTGGGCTGATATTCAAACCGCGTCCGCGTACCCTTCGCTGATAAGTTCGCGGGCGATCTCCGCTTATCGGTGGGGCGGTGTTGCCCGCCCCGTTATTAACTTGCCGCTCAAAGTGCCTTGTTGATAAACTCAACCGCCGCCTTGATCGTGCGGAATGTGTGAAACTCGCGGAAGCCCTTGCCCTCGTGGACTGTGACGTGATACGCGCCCTTGCTGCCTACCAGGCGGCGGATTTCGTAGCCCTTAACTACTTTAACTGTTTCGAACATGTTTTTGACCTCCTGTTTTTTGTTTTCTTGATGGCACTAATATACCATATCTACTTGCAGATAGCAATTGACAGAACCGACAAATATCTACTTGTAGAATTGTTTATTTTGTATCTACAAATAGATTGTGTGCTATGTTATAATCTCCGCAAAGGGGTGTTACCAATGACACAGAAGACAGAAGCGCAAAAACGGGCGCAAAAAGCCTATATCAGCAAAGCGGCGTTGATTCAGCTACGGACAACGCCGGAAATCAAAGAGCAGATCAAGGCCCACGCCGAAGCGCACGGCGAAAGTGTTAACAGCTTTATCATCCGGGCAATCGCGGAAGCTATGCAGCGCGAATAACAGAAACCGCCTCGACCGTAACAGGCCGGGGCGGTTTTCAACTGTTGCAAAATTTGCAACAACTGAAAAAGCATACCTATAAGCATTTCTGTTTATAGGTATGCTTTTTTCATTTGTTCCACGCCGGGAGTCGCAAGCGCAGCCTATACGCCATTATACTGCGGATTTTCCCGCCTCCCCTTTTTCAAGCTCAATTTGCCGGTCAAGCTCTGCATGGAGCGCGTCGGCGCTGTCCGGCCTGTCCTGTTCGGGCGCGTTCAGGTCCGGGACGGGCGCGGCGGGCATTTTGGCGCGGACGCTTTCGAAGATTTCCTCCACAACGCGCCATTGCGGGCCGTCCGGCTCGAACTGCAAGAGTGTGGAAATCAGCGCCTGCTGAAATTCCGCGTTCTTATGTTGGAACAGCTTTTCAACACGGGCTTTCACTTCTTCGGCCCGGTCGCCGTCCGCTTTCGGCTCCCCGTCGCCGGTTCTCAGCCATTCCTCACGATAGCCAAATTTTGAGGCTATGTTCATAATTGCCGCGTCACTTGGGACAGATATACCGAGTTCCCACTTTTGTTCGGCTGAAAGAGTAACGCCAACGGCCTTACCAAAATCCGTTTGATTCATATTAACGGATTTGCGAACGGCCTTGATTCTATCTTTCACTTTATCACCTCCATGCGAATATTAACACAGAAAATTTCTTACGTCAATTATAAATGCGCAATGATTGAGTAAAATTTTTCTTGACATAACGCAATAATTGAGTTATATTATGCTCAAGCATTGAGCAAAGGGGGTGAGCAAATGGCAGAAAAAGAAAAGAAGTTGCTTGATGATCTGGCGGCGCTGCCGGATGCACTGCAAAATGATTTTGTCGCACAGCTCCACGGCGCGGCGGCTGCCGTCCGCGTCCTGGCGGGCGATAACACGAAGGAGGTCAAAGACAATGGCGACAGCAGCGGTTAAGACGCTGGAAGACCTGGAGGCGCTGCCGGTTGAGATTTTGACCGCCGAAGAAGTTGCGCCGCTCTGTCGGAGGGTGACAGGCGATGCCGCGAGAAAAACAGGGATTCAGGGACACCATGGCATCCCTCAATGAGATGTTCCCCGAACAGGGGATGCTCGGCAAAAGCGAGGTCGCACGGTTCGCCGGAGTCGCCCCGAAAACGGTGGAGCGCTGGATCAAGGCCGGGAAGCTCAACATGAGCACCCCGACCGGTCGCATCCCCAAAGCCGACCTCGCTCGGCAAATCTGCATTTGAAAACAGGAGGGAAGGAATTGAAAGTCTATAAAGCGACAGACAAAAACATGCAGTGCCACGGCTATCAGTTTAAGCAGGGAGTCGAGGCGGTGGAGGAAGAAGCCAAGCTCTGTGAATGCGGTTTTCACGCCTGCGAGAGGCCGCTGGACGTGATGGCCTATTACCCGCCTGGAAACGGCTCCCGCTATTTTGAAGCGGAGCTGGAAGACGTGAACGATGAGCGCGGTGAAGATTCAAAAGTGTGCGGGAAAAAGATTACACTCGGCGCGGAAATCGGCATTCCCGGTCTTGTTAAGGCACATATTGAGTATGTGAAAGAGCACACGACATCAGAGTACACCGACCCGAAAAGGGCAACCGCAGGCGATAGAGGGGCGGCAACCGCAGGCGATAGAGGGGCGGCAACCGCAGGCGATAGAGGGGCGGCAACCGCAGGCTTTTGCGGGGCGGCAACCGCAGGCTTTTGCGGGGCGGCAACCGCAGGCTTTAGCGGGGCGGCAACCGCAGGCTTTAGCGGTGCGGCAACCGCAGGCTCATACGGGGCGGCAACCGCAGGCGATAACGGGGCGGCAACCGCAGGCTTTTGCGGGGCGGCAACCGCAGGCGATAGAGGGGCGGCAACCGCAGGCTCATACGGGGCGGCAACCGCAGGCGATAACGGGGCGGCAACCGCAGGCTTTTGCGGGGCGGCAACCGCAGGCGATAGAGGGGCGGCAACCGCAGGCTTTTGCGGGGCGGCAACCGCAGGCGATAGAGGGGCGGCAACCGCAGGCTCATACGGGGCGGCAACCGCAGGCGATAACGGGGCGGCAACCGCAGGCTTTTGCGGGGCGGCAACCGCAGGCGATAGAGGGGCGGCAACCGCAGGCTTATGCGGGGCGGCAACCGCAGGCGATAGAGGGGCGGCAACCGCAGGCTCATACGGGGCGGCAACCGCAGGCTCATACGGGGCGGCAACTTCTCGCGGAGCCTCAGCAGTTGGAAAAAACGGCATCGCTTCCGTGCGTGGAAATGGCGTAAAGGCAAAGGGTGGCCTCGGTGCAATCATTGTTATTGCTATTGAAAATGACAGCAACTTTGACATCAAAGAGTGGAAAGCCGGAGTCATTGACGGCAAAACGCTCAAGCCTGATACATGGTATGCAATCAAAAACGGAGAATTTAAGGAGGTGGCGGAAAACAGTGGCTAAAGCGCTCAGTCTCGACGAACTTGCAGCTTTGCCGGTTGAGGTTTTGACCGCCGAAGAAGTTGCACCGCTTTGTCGGATGGATGGTGAAACCATCCGGGGACAGGCGCGGGAATGCCCTGACCTTTTGGGCTTCCCCGTGATCGTCGCAAAACGTCAAGTGCGCATACCGAAGCGCCCATTTATCCGATTTATGCGGGAGGGAATTGCAGAATGGTAAACATTCCTGATGATCCTATCATCTCCCGCATGATGCGCACGGGCTATCCGTGGATTGACGCGGATTATGAAGAAACCGAAGGAAAGGAGGACGAAGATTGAACGAAGAAACCGAAAGCAGCGGCTTTATGATCGACAGCGACGAAAAGGCCGAATGGGCTATAAGGAAGATTAAGGAAGCTCAGGACGAACACGACCGGCTTATTGACCTGATCGACCGGGAGCTTGAAAAGTTGGACAGCCGCCGTGAAGAAATCGAAAAGCGGCTTGAATCTGACACCGCTTTTCTCAAAGGCCAGCTTATGTCCTATATGCGCGGCGTAAAGTGCAAGGAAAGCAAGACACAAGACAGCTATCAGCTTTTGAGCGGGAAGCTGATCCGCAAGAAACCGGCAGTTGATTACGAAGTGGACGCGGAAGCGCTCACAAAGTGGCTTAATGACAACGGACGTGAGGATCTTGTGCAGATCGTAGCAAAGCCAAAATGGGGCGATTTCAAGAAACTGCTGGCCGGGGACGCTGAAAGCGGCGCGGTCGTGATCGCGGGGACCGGTGAAGCGGTTGACGGTGTGAAAGCCGTTGAGACACCTGAAAAATTCAACATCAAATTCAATTAAGGAGGCAAACATGGGACTTGTAGTCAACGGAAGCAGCGCAAGCACAATAGACCCCATTGAGGAAGGGACGTATTTGGGCGTTTGCTCGATGCTCATTGATTTGGGCATGCAGTACAGTGAGCAGTATAAGAACAAAAGTAAAAAGGTCCTCATCGGCTGGGAGATCCCGGAGGAAACCATCGAACTGGATGACGGACCGCACCCGCGTACTATCAGCAAGACTTACACGGCAAGCCTTAATGAACGGGCAAGCCTCCGCGCAGACCTTGCGGCATGGCGCGGGCGTGACTTCACCGACGCAGAGCTTGCGGCGTTCGACCTTCACAATATTATCGGCGCTTCCTGCTTAATCAATATCATCCACAGCACCCGCGACGGAAAGACATACGCGAATATCAGCTCAATTATGGCCCTGCCGAAAGGCATGGCGAAAGGCAAGCTTTCCGAACCTGCGATTGTGTTTGACCTTGACACTGATCCGCTGGAAGCTCTCGACAAAATGCCGAAGTGGATCGCTGAAAGAATCAAGAAGTCAGAAACCTATCAGGAGCGAATCACAGCACCGGTAACCGGCGCAGAGCTTCACGAACTGAGCGACGAAGTTGGATACGTCGAACTCCCGTTTTAAGGATGGCACAAAATGGGAAACAAGAAAAGCAAGGTGCAGGATTTAATCAAAGCTTTGGCTGATTGTCTGCACGATGACCTTGTAAGCGAGGATATGTGCCTCGGCGTATATACGGCGCTGGATGCCGTTCCGGTAAATTATCATTGGAAAGCATTCGCGGCCCTGCTCGGCATGGAGGTCAAAGAAGAAGCGCCGGACAATTTCTAAAGGCGGTGCTTGCATGGAAACTGATTACTGGCCTTTTTATCACCGTTACATTAAAAAATGCGAAAAGCTGACAGATCAAGAGTTAGGGCGGCTTGTAAGGGCACTGACACAGTTCAGTATTACCGGAGAGCGGCAGGAGCTTGCGGGACGGGA